TGATGGAGTCGGCCAAGGAGGCGGCGCGCAAGAAGGCCGCCCAGCAGGCGTCCACTTCCGAGGACCGCATCGAGGAGATCCTGCGCGAGGGCATGTTCTATCATGCGCTGGCCGAATTCATCGTCGACCTGCCGGTGTTTCCGTTCGCTTGCCTAAAGGGACCGATCGTCAAGATCATCCCGGACGTGGTCTGGCCGCCCGGGGGCGGGCAGCCGACGGTGCAGCAGCTGCCAAAAATGGTCTGGGCACGAGTATCGCCGTTTGACGTCTGGTGGACCCCCGGGGTCGCGGACGTGGCATATGCCAATGTAATCGAGAAGTCCCGGCTTACTCGGGCAGAGCTGAACGACCTGCTGGATCTCCCCGGCTTCAATCAGGACGAGGTACGGCTGGTTCTTGAGGAGTATGGCCGGGGTGGGCTGTACGACAACTGGGATACGACAGATGCCGAACGTGCGGTGCTCGAGAGTCGCGAGAACCCGGCTTGGAACCGATCCGGGCTGATCACCCAGATGGAGTTTCATGGCAACGTACAGGGAGTAATCCTGCAGGAATACGGAATGCCGGGAGTCTCGGATCCACTGCGGGATTATCATATCGATGCTTACGTCATCGGATCTCACGTCATCAAGGCCAATCTCTCTCCCTCCCCCCGCGCTCGCCATAACTATTTCATCACCTCGTTCGAGAAGGTCCCGGGCACGCCGATCGGCAACGGTCTGCTGGACATGATCTCCGATATCCAGGATGTCGCCAATGCTACGCTTCGTTCGTTGGTCAACAACATGTCCATCGCGTCGGGACCGCAAGTGGTCGTCAATGATGATCGTTGTCGGCCGGAAGAGAATACAGATGAACTGTTCCCGTGGAAGCGATGGCATGTCAGTAACGATCCAGTTGGTAACAATGCCAAACCGCCAATTGAGTTTTATCAGCCGCAAAGCAATGCCAACGACCTCCTGACGGTGTTCAAGGCGTTCGTAGATCTCGCCGACGATGTCTCGGCAATTCCAAAATATATCGGTGGACAAGCCTCTGGAGGTGCAGGGAGGACTGCTTCTGGGCTTGCCATGTTGATGGGTAACGCCTCCAAAATCTTGCAAACCGTCGCCGCCAATATCGATCGCGATGTGTTCGAAGTGGCATTGATGCAACTCGCCGATCTGGTGCTGCTGTCGGATACGACAGGTATCTTGACTGGGACCGAGGACATCTATGTTCAGGGCGTCAATGTGGCTGTGCAGCGCGAGACTCAGCGTCAACGACAGCTGGAATTTTTGCAACACACTGCCAACCCAATGGACATGGATATCCTCGGAATTACTGGACGGGGGGCGGTACTGCGTTCGGTTTCTCAAACGATCGGCCTGGACGGCGACAAAGTCGTGCCGACCGAAGACGCGCTGCAGAAGCGCCAGGAGTCCAAGGAAAAAGGCCAGCAGAATCAGCAGATTGCCGAACAGGTCGACAAGGGCATCCAGCAGGGTGTCGAGCTGGGAGTGCAGAAGATCGCATCCGAGCTGACTGCGGGATTCCTCGCCTCGCATGCACAAATGCCCGGTGAGGAGGGCCAACCACCGGAAGGAGGTGGTCCAGCGGGCGGGCCACCTGGAATGGGAGCATCACCGGGTGGTCCGCCGGGGATGGGTCCGCCGGGCGGCGCGCAGATGCTGCGCAACATGCAGGGCGCCCAGCCGACTCCGATGAACAGACAGTTGACCCAACCGCAAAATGTAGTGGGTAATCAGCCACGACCGCCAGGGATTGGTGGCCGGCCGCGTCCGATCGTGGGAGGCCCGGGATGAGCTATTCGAAAAAGTTCTCCAAGAGTCTGATGAAGAAGAAAAATTATGCCGCTGGCGGGGTCGTGTCCGGCAAGGGGACCGAAGACGATCCGTACATCAATGAAGCTGCGGCTGAGAAGTTAGAGCGTGCGCCCCCGCCGGAAGAGGCAAAAGGCGGTTCTGACGACGATGACGAGTAGTTTTAACCAGAGGAGAGCCTAGCATGCCGGACTTTGTTGTCAGATCTCGTACTACCGGCCCGGTCACCGATACTATCGTCACTGCGGATACCCGTGAGGATGCCATCGCGCAGGTTGTTGCTGCGGGGGTTGCGGCGGGCAAGACCGGCGCCAGCGGACCCACGGGCGGTGGTGGCCCTGCTGGGGCCGGCGTCGAGGTGGCGGTGATGGGCGCCCAGGAGATCCCGTCTGATGTTGGCGGTGCCGGACCCACCGGAACTACCGGGACCACGGGCACCACGGGCACCACGGGCACCACGGGCACCACGGGCACCACGGGGACCACGGGCGCGACTGGCCCTTGATGTATCGTGAAGCTGCTGTGGAACGCCATCGTCAAGAACGAGGCGGCGATCATCGATCGCTGCGTCGAGAGTCTGTTGCCGCATGTCGACGGCGCGGTGATTGTCGATACCGGGTCGACCGATGGCACGCCGGAGTTGATCCGGCGGATGTTCGCCAAGGCGCTGCTGCCGGTCGAGATCCACCGGGCGCCGTTCGAGAATTTCGAGCAAGCACGTAACGAGGCCCTGCGCCGGGCACGCGAGAGTAAGCTGGAGTGGGACTATTTGTTGTTGGCCGATGCCGACATGGAACTGCAGGTGCATCGGCCGGACTGGCTTAATGGCGCAGGAGGGCTGTCCTATGACCTCAAGCAAACTGCCGGAGCCCTCGGGTACTATAATCGACGTCTGGTCAGCCGCCGCAGCGTTGGCTGGTATGTCGGTGTTACGCACGAATATCTCGATATTGAGAGCGGTGGAATCCTGGATGGTGCAGAGTTCATTGATCACGCCGATGGCGCTAACCGACCAGAAAAATTCCAACGTGATATCAATCTGCTCGAGACGGCGCTCAAGACGGAAACCAAGCCGGGATTGATCCAGCGTTATCATTTCTATTTGGCATCGTCATATTACGATTCCGGCAAATGGAACAAGGCTGCGGAGCATTACAAGATCCGCACCGTGCTGGGGGGATTTGACGAGGAAGTCTGGTATGCGCAAATGCGTTACGCGCACTGTCTCAACCATCTCGGCGACGGCAAGGGATTCATCCGGGAAATGCTTGGGGCCTACCAGTTACGGCCCTCGCGAATGGAGCCGTTGTATGATCTTGCCAAATACTTTCGCGAGCGCGGCGACAACCATGTTTCTTTATTGTTCTCCGAACCCGGACTGCCGGTGCGACCTCCCAAGGATCTGCTGTTTGTCAACAATTATGTGTATGACACTGGCTTGAAAGAGGAATTTGCGATCTGCGCCTACTACGCTCCGGTCAAACGGGAGCGCGGGGCCAGGATCTGCAATGAGTTGGCGTTGAAGGGCAGCGCGCAGGCGCGCGGTAATTTGTACTGGTACCTCAAGCCATTGAGCGATCATGTAGCGTTCCAGCCACAGCGGATCACCTTTCCGACTGTCGACGATTATGTGTTAACCAATCCATCCATCATCAATCATAATGGCAAGCCGCTCGCGATTGTGCGGGCGGTCAATTACAGCATTACCGCAGAGGGTTGTTATGAAATACGGGGACTACAAGGTTCTTGCAATCGGGATAATCCTATTTCTACTGATAATTATCTTGTGTCTTTGGATCACCAGCTAAAGGCGATCGACAGCACCAGAATCCAGTGGGAGCGTCCGCCGGCCCAGTACAATCTGGTGATCGGGCTCGAAGATATGCGGCTGTTCGAGGTCGACGGGCAGCTGCAGGCCAGCGCCTGTGTGCGCGAGCAGAATCCGGAAGGCTGGTGCGAACAGGTGCTTTTGTTTCTAGATGGTAACAAAGTTTGTGGTTGGCATCCGATGCGGCCGGAAGAGCGCCGGCATGAGAAGAACTGGATGCCGTGGGTCGAGAAGGGTCAGCTTCGGTTTGTCTATCGTTTAGGTACGTTGGTAAACCCGTCTGGTGAGATCACCTATCAGGAGCGTCCTGCGTTCGATGCCAACCATATTAGTGGTGGGTCTCAAGTGGTGCAGCTCGACGCGCGCACTTGGGTGGCACTCGTACATGAAGCTCGTCACATTCCCGGTCGACCGCACAACCGCTATTACCAGCATCGATTCGTAAGTTTCAGTCCTTACGGGGCTGTGGATAAAATTTCAGCTCCGTTCTTTTTTCACGATCGACAGATTGAGTTCGCCGCTGGATTGGCGTTAGTAGACGGCAAGTTGATTGCGAGTTACGGAGTACGCGATTGCGAAGCTTGGTTGGCGAGGTTGGACCCGGACGAAGTGATCCGATTCATCTACAAGGATGCGCTATGATCTTGGTCGTGACAGCCTTCGTGCCGATCCCCGGGCACCCGCGACCCGAGGAAGAGTACCATAAGTTGGCGGCGCCGTTATTGGAGGGGCTGTCGAATAAGGTGCTGGTGCTGTCGAAGACGCAGCCGCTGAAGGATTGCTGGCTGCATTGGCATCTGCATGAAACTTATGGCGATCCGCCTGATGTCACTCACTCAATTGCCGACAATCCAAAGAAAAACACGTTGGACTATCACATCGTGCAGGCCAACAAGACCGAGTTTATGGCGGTCGCGGCCGAGGTCGCCGGCATGAACGGTCTGGAGCCGGA